AAGACGCTATCGTGGTGGCTTGCTACCGTGGAGACTGGCAGATGTCCCCGCGCACTAGGCGGCTATTCAACAATAAAATGTACTTGGAAGCTGTCGAGGAGTGGTACGACAACGAGGACTACAGAGTAGCCTGCGCTCAGCGTAGCGGGGTGAAGGCGAGGTTTGAGTATGTCGGGGACGCTATCGAGAGTATGCACTGCGGAGAGGACTGATGCCAGCTAAGAAAGATTCAAGATTGGAAAGAGCAGGAGTATCGGGTTATAACAAACCTAAGCGTACCCCTAAGCATCCTACTAAATCACACGTAGTTGTGGCGAAAGAAGGCGATAAGATTAAGACCATACGCTTCGGACAGCAGGGTGTTTCAGGTTCTCCCAAGAAAGCAGGGGAGAGCAAAGCTGAACGTAAACGACGAGAGTCCTTTAAGGCTAGACATGCCAAGAATATATCCAAAGGTAAAATGTCTGCTGCTTATTGGGCCGATAAGGTTAAATGGTAATGAACTTTGATATCTCCCTACTCCCGTGGCAGGAAAAAGTATGGAACGATAACAGCAGATTTACAGTGATTGCAGCAGGACGGCGGACGGGCAAGTCCCGGTTCGCAGCCTACAAGATGATCTTCGCTGCGCTGACTAGAGAGAAGTGCGACGTGTTCTACATAGCACCAACTCAGGGACAGGCACGAGACATTATGTGGCATCTACTGCTAGAACTCACTGAGGGGCTGAGAACAAAGAGTAACGTCAACAACCTACAGGTCGAGCTGGTCAACGGTAGCCGCATCAGCCTGAAGGGCAGTGACAGACCGGATACGATGCGGGGTGTTGCCCTGCGTGCGGTTATCCTAGACGAATACGCTGAGATGAAGCCGGAGGTGTGGGACGAGATTATCCTCCCCGCCCTAGCTGACTTGAGAGGTGAGGCAGTGTTCATCGGTACGCCGAAGGGGCGCAACCACTTCTATGATCTCTACCACTACGCGGACACGGGTGAGGACGAAGCCTACAAGGCATGGCACTTCACCACATACGACAATCCGCTGGTAGCGAAGGAAGAGATCGACTCAGCACAGAATCGAATGTCCAGCCACGCATTCCGTCAGGAGTTTATGGCATCGTTCGAAGCAATCGGTAGCGAAGTCTTTAAGGAAGAGTGGGTTAAAATTGATGACGAGGAACCCATGACCGGAGACTTCTATATCGCTTGCGACCTTGCAGGCTTTGAGCAGGTAGGGGCTAAGAGGAAGCGTAGGCGTGATAATAGCGCCTTTGCTGTCGTCAAGGTGAACGAGGACGGCTGGTGGGTTGCGGACATCGTAGCGGGGCGCTGGACGGTCGAGGAGACTGCTCAGACGATCTTCGACTTGATAGCCGAGTACAATCCTGTCGGTGTTGGCATTGAGATGGGTATTGCAAAGCAGGCGGTGATGTCACCCCTGTTCGAGTTGCAGAAGCGATCAGGTCGCTACTTCCCCATCAAGGAGCTAACGCACGGTAATCAGCGAAAGACGGACAGAATCATCTGGGCCTTGCAGGGTAACTTCGAGCAAGGACGTATAACGCTAAACAAGGGCGAATGGAACAGGCAATTCTTAGATGAGCTATTCCAGTTCCCTGACAAACTAACGCACGATGACATGGTGGACGCGCTGGCATACATTGACCAGCTTGCCAAGGTTAGCTACGTAGACTATCGAGACCTCGACGATGAGGACGACTACGCGGCTCTCGACGAAATCTCAGGATACTAGGAGCGACAATGCTTAATAAAGATGATAACTTGCTAGGAGCCAGTCTTACTAGCTGGGTACTAGACAAGGTAGAAGAGTGGGAACAGCACTACATCTCCAACTATCAGGAGAAGCACCTTGAGTATGACCGCCTGTGGCGCGGCATCTGGGCGGAGAATGACAAGACTCGTCAGAGCGAGCGCAGTCGTCTCATATCGCCAGCAAGCGCACAAGCCGTAGAAGGCAGTGTAGCCGAGGTGGAAGAGGCCATATTCGGCAGAGGCGAGTTCATTGACATCCGCGATGACTTCCAAGATCAGGACTCTAGCGATATTGTAGCTATGCGTGCTGCCCTGATGGAGGACTTTGAGAAGCGTGGGTTCCGTAAGACGTGCGGCGAAGTGCTTATTAACGCTGCCGTGACGGGTACGGGCATCATGGAACTGGTACTGGACGAGGTGGTAGAGAAGGCTCCGGCATCTCAGTCCGTCGATCAGTACACTAAGGCTGTCGGAGTGATGTCAAAAGAGAAGGTTGTGGTCGATTACAGGCCCATCCATCCTCGTAACTTCCGCATTGACCCTGCTGCTGTGTCCATTGAAGGCGCTCTGGGCGTGGCAATCGACGAATACGTACCTACTCATCAGGTGGAGCTGCTTCAAGAGAGCGGCGTTTACCGCGATGACGTGATGGTCGGCGTGTCCTACACGGAAACTTCGCTGGAAGCTGACCAGAATCTGGCGGCTCAGGCTCACAGCAAGTGCCGACTCATCAAATATTACGGCTTAGTGCCGACAGAACTGCTCGATGCGGACAAAGACACCGAGGGAGACGACCCGTTCGACGGTTATGACATCGAAATGCCGGACGTAGAGAAGACTTACTACACTGAAGCTATCGTCGTCATCGACGCTACCAGTGGAGAACTGCTAAAAGCCGAGAAGAATCCGTTTATGATGGGTCAACGCCCCGTCGTATCGTTCCAATGGGACTGCATGCCGGGTGTTTTCTACGGTAGAGGCGTTGTCGAGAAGGGCTATAACAGCCAGAAGGCTATTGATTGCGAGTTACGGGCACGAGCAGACGCTCTGGCGCTGACCGCACACCCAATGTTAGCCGTAGACGGCACTAGAATGCCCCGTGGCATGAACGCTAAGGTGGTTCCGGGTAAGACTCTGATCACTACAGGGGACCCCAACACGATACTTCGCCCATTTAAGTTCGGTGAAGTGAGTGGAATCACGTTTAATCAGGCAGAAGCACTGGAGCGCATGCACCAGAGGGCTACCGGCGCTATAGACACCGCTGGACTGCCTCAGGAGATCGGAGACGCACGTTCTGGAGCCGTTAGTATGGCACTAGGGGGCGTGATAAAGCGTCATAAGCGCACGCTCATGGCGTTTCAGAACGATTTTCTAATCCCTGCCGTGGAGATGGCGGCATGGTTGTACATACAGTACGACCCTGAGCGCTTCCCCGCCAAGGATTACAAGTTTGTCGTGTCAGGCAGCATGGGAATCATGGCTAGAGAGTTCGAGACTAGCCAACTGACCACACTGCTGAGCACTACGGGTAAGGAAAGCCCGGCGTACCTGCCCCTGATAGAGGCAATCATCAACAATATGCACCTGAACAACAGGGAGCAGTTGATCGCTACTATCCAGAAGGCAGCACAGCCCGACCCGCAGCAGCAAGAGGCTGCTCAGCGTCAGGCACAGCTACAAGAACAGTTACTCCAAGCTCAGATCGCCGCATTCCAAGCACAAGCGAACGAGAGCAACAAGAGGGCAGAGAAGTACGAGGCAGAGAAGCGTGCTATCCCGATTGAACTGGAGAATGATAGAATCGCAGCCATTAGCAAGCAACTCGCTGCTGGCAGTGACGACGACAAGGAGTTCTCACGGCGCTTTAAGGAGGCTGAGCTTAACTTAGCCAACCGTAAGATGCAGTTAGAAATCCTTGAATCAGCAACTAAGAACGGGGCAATTCCATTCGATGAAGGAACCCCGACAGGAGTACCAGTAGATGACACCAGTAGTCAAGAAAGAGGATTTGCAGAGGATAGTCGACCAGATCAACGGACGCTTTGAGTGGTTTACCAATAAAGTAAACGAGCTTGAGCACCGTATCAAGGAACTTGAAGACAGCAAGCAACCCAAACCAACTACTAAGAAGTAAGGAGTACACATGGATAACTTCAACATTGAAGTCCAGAAGGCGTTAGAAGATATGTTCGCAAGCGAAGGCTGGCGATTCTTTCTTGAGGACGTCACCGCCAATAAGAATGGTATTAACCATCTCGATGGGATTGAAGGCGATCAGATGTTAGGCTTCCGGCAAGGACAAGTCAGCATCCTCAACTCAATCCTAGCATACGAGGATGCGATTCGCACTGCCTCAGAAGTGGATACAGAGGAATGATTATCTGTATCGACGTGACCTGCGAAGCGGGGCATACCACGGAAGTCTTTGTTGACTCGAAGACGACCACAATGGAGTGTCCGGTGGAAGGGTGTGAAGTAACAGCGAAGCGTATCATAAGTCCCGTACGTACCTCTCTAGACCCGATCTCAGGGGATTACCCCGGAGCCACGATGAAGTGGATGGCGAATAGAGAGAAACAGATGGCGGTGGAAAGGAAGGCAGTCGAACGACACGGTCCTACGGCAGCGTGGGATGTAGCACGTGGCGGGCGATAACCGCAATCCTATATGCTTCTCCATAATGCAAACAGCACGGAGTTTTAACAATGGCAATGATAGATGATCCAGCAGATAAGTCACCAAAAGCAGAACCGGGGACTACCGAGTTCTCTCTAGAAGATGTAGCAAGCACCGCGACTGAGGAGTCGAGACCTACGGGAGCTACTATGGACGCAGAGGAACTTCCTGAGAAATACAGGGGCAAGTCGCCTGCCGAAATAGCGCGTATGCATCAAGAACTTGAGCAGCGTTTCGGACAACAGGGCAATGAGGTTGGTCAGTTACGGAGAACACTTGATGAGTTTGTACTTAGTAAGCTGAACGAAGGGACGGATAAAAAGGAACCTGAACCCACTCTTACGGACGATGATTTCTTTGCTCGACCTACCGAGGCAATAAACAAGGCATTGGCAATGAACCCTGAGATTCAACAGCTCAAGACACTTGCCGCCCAACAGAGGCATCAAGCCTCACAAGCACAGCTTGCAAGCAAGCATCCAGACTTTATGGAAGTGCTGAAGTCCCCAGACTTTAATAGCTGGGTACAAGGCAGTACGATTAGACAACGGATGCTGAAGGAAGCTGATGCTACTTACGACCTGGCGATAGCTGACGAGTTGTTCACGGAATACAAGAACACTCGGAAGAAAGTGTCTGACGATGTCGTAGAGCAGGAAAAGACTGCTCGGAAGGCAGAAGTAAAGAAGGCTTCTACCGGAACTGCGAAAGGCGCACCCGCTGGACGTAGCTCTAAGAAGGTGTTTAGACGACAAGACATTGTTGAACTAATGAGAACCAACCCATCCCGATACGAGGCGCTCGCTCCTGAGATCAGGAGAGCGTACGCAGAAGGGAGGGTTAAATAACCTATGGAGAACTAAGGAATGGCAACTTCAACTTACCCAACTATGACTGGCGCTACTGGTCTGACCGAGGCGGATACTTTTATCCCCGAACTCTGGTCTGACGAGATCAAGGCAACCTATGAGAAGAACCTTGTAGCCGCTAATCTGGTACGCAAGATCAAGCACAACGGCAAGAAGGGCGACACGATTAACATCCCAGCCCCGACCCGTGGCAGTGCCAATCAGAAGGCAGAGAACACTGCTGTCACCCTGATCGGCAACACTGAGAGCAACGTCGCTGTTGTTATCGACCAGCACTGGGAATACTCAAAGCTGATCGAGGACATCGTAGGCGTTCAGGCACTCGACAGCATGCGTCGTTTCTACACTGAAGACGCTGGTTACGCTCTGGCAACCAAGATCGACTCTTTGATTCTTGAGCGTGGCAAGTACCTCGGTGACGACAACGGCTCAGGCTCTGACTGGGTTCACAGCAACTCTTTCTACGTAGACGCTTCCACTGGTCTTACTGCTTACGCGGTAGACACTGTGACTACTTCTGACGTAGTAACTGCTGCTGGCATCCGTGCCGCTGTTAAAGAGCTGGACGACGCAGACGTTCCGATGAACGACCGCGTATGGGTTATCCCGCCCAGCGTTAAGAGCACCATGTTCGGAATCTCTGACTTCATCAGTCAGGACTTCGTATCCGGTCGTCCGGTTGAGAATGGTAACTTCGGCTCCATCTACGGCGTCGACCTGTACCAGACCACCAACTGCCCGGAAGTGGAAACTGCTACAGCTAACACTGCTGGTGATCGACTGATCGCATCCATGATGTTCCATCGTGATGCCATCATACTCGCTACCCAGATGGACGTCCGTTCGCAGACTCAGTACAAGCAAGAATACTTGGCTGACCTGCTGACCTCCGACGTACTGTTCGGTGTACATGAATTCCAGCAAGAAGCTGGTGTCGTAATCGTAGTCAACGACTAATAAGTAGACTACACACGGGGCGTCCACTAGGGCG